CTTATTTTTTTTTTAAATTTTTTAATTTGTTTTCTTGCAAAATTTTGATCCGTACCAAATGTCATCTGGAAAAGTAATTTGGTCGGTTTGACGATATGAAGATATTAAAATTTGAAATATGACACTTTTGGGTATAATACTTTATTTTTTTTTGAAATTTTTTAATTTGTTTTCTTTCAAAATTTTGATCCGTGCCAAATGTTCATCTGGAAAAGTAAATTGGTCGGTTTGGCGATATAAAGATATCAATTTTTCAAAATATTCGGTAATTTAATTTGCCGGATACTTGAATTTTTTATCATATTTGGTTTCTTACAAAATTTTTACTCATTGTATATTCATAACAGCATCATTCACAAAATTATCAAAGAGTTGTTTGGCTACTTTGCAATTTGAAACCAGTTCGGTATTAGATTTCATACAATCTGCAGCTCTCAATATTGTCTTGAGAGTGTTTTCATCATTCTTTATGTCTTTTGAAAAATAGCAAAATATGATTGGACAACCGAACGTAGAATATCTCGATTTCAATTTCTTGACATCCGTCACTTTTGTACGACCAATTTTTCCACGATCCGGAAGATCTCTGTCAATGATGAAATATACAAGACCGGATCCTTCGTTATCGGTATCATCAATAAATGTTTCATATTGTATTGTAGATATGGAGTTCTTGAGTTTTTCATATTTAGTCTTTAATTCGTCTATTAAAGAATTCTTTTTTGATATCGTGTTATTCTTTGTTTCTATTATCAGTAATTGATTATTTATTTCTTCTGTCAATTGAATATTGTGATCGCCATTGATAATTACGTCTTTATTGTCATAATCTTCTTTCGATACCATTTCTTTTGTTTCAGTTTTCATTTCATGACCACACGCAACTTTTTTCGTGTGTTTGCTAGCATTCCCAGAATGCGTTGTCATATATCCACAACCACAAGAATACACTGGAACCTTGAGTGTTTTAGTGGTCATTTTATTTATATAAATTATGTATAGATTATTGATTATATATTTCAATTTGACGATATGATGTTATATTGTCAAAATGTGTTTTCAAAAATTACCAAATTTTTTAATTTATTTTTCTTGCAAAATTTTTAGCGGATATCAAAGTTAATAATTCTTAATGATCAGATGTTTGATATTGATTTCGTCGCCGACTCGGCCTTCTTTGAGGCGAAATTTGTATTTTTTCTCGTATTCTTCCACGATGTATCCGTCGTACAGCCCCCGTATAAATTCCGTACCTCCGATCACCATCATACACTTACTGCTGGTCTTCTTGAAGAGCTCCGCGAGCTTCTCGTGCTCTTCCCTGCCGAACTTGCAATATCCGTAATCTGTGAATGTGCTGTCATACGGAGGATCGAGGAATATGAAATTAGAAGGATCGTCGTATTTTTCAAATACTTTTTCGAATGTTTCGTCTAAAATCGTAGTCTTTTTAAGAAGATTCTCGTATCGATCGTCACTCAGATTTTCGTAGTTGAACGTTTTGTACCGACCGAACGGCACGTTAAACCCACCGTTTTTGTTATATCGCATCATTCCACGGAAACATGTCTTGCGCAGATAATAAAACCTGCACGCGATCCCGACTTGGTCATCGGGGGTCAACGCGCGAACTTCGTAATACGTTTTTTCGTTGTTCGGATGAGCTTTCATGAAATCAAATAGATCTCCCGACTTCCCCTCGGCAATCGTTCGATACAATGCGATCAGCTCCGTGTGCACATCTGATATCACACAACGTTCGAACGTATCTCCAAAATGAAAAAATGTCGCAGCTCCGCCGGCGAACGGTTCGATAAGAGTGGTACACTCTCTCGGAATATGATGCTCGTATTTTTGGATCTCATCGCTCTTTCCGCCAGACCACTTGACGAGAGGCTTCATATGTGATATAATTATAATTATTGCTGGTTATATACGCCGTGATGACGATATGAGTAATTTCATTATATGATATTTTACATGCTAGCTAAATACGAATATCCCTGTTTGCGATCGTCACCACAAATTCTGGATTTTGAAGCAATTTATTATCATCCAATATATAATCCAGACCAAAATGAATAGCGGATAGTAATTTGTAATTTGTAGACACAGAACCAATGATTATATTATCAACTCCACAATATGTACCCTCTTTTAGAAACACATTCTTGGTGTGAGCGATACCATAATTGTTATCCACAAACTTTGTTATTTCATCATACGGAAACACATACGAATTTGTGAATAAGTCAAACCGAATATTCAATAGAAATTCGTTTGTGTCATCGCTGGTATCGTATACATACTTTATAATTCTATATTGGCCGTAAATGTATCTTTTCCAGCCGAGGATATTTGTTTTGCTCGACGCCAACTTACCATCTAAATTCCCGTATAGTTCAATGTCCGCATCATCTTCGATAATTATTCTACGAACAAACTCGAACAGGTCTTTGAAATACGTTTTGATGGTATCGTTCGTTATTTCCGTCGGGTCGTTTTCGATTGTCCTCCACGAAAGGTTGGTTTGTTTCTTGTTCCATGTATGAATGTAAATCTGGATATCGTATTTTTCGGATAAATACTTGAGTAGAGTATACAACTCGTCGGTCGCAAATGAATTTCTGATATGACCTCTGATGATTATCTTCATTATGTGTTTGTGATACATAAAAACGTTCATATATTTACGATCGGTCGATGGTATGATTTAGTCTACACAGCCGTTACATCAAAGCTGTGGATCTTTCAAGATCTCTTGCGAGACCTCCAAATTCCAACAGTCTAAGCATCCTTAAGAACCTTATGATTCCTAAGGATGGCCGTAACTGGCCAAAGGGTTTCAAAGGCCTCTTGAGCCCGGTCTCCACCCCTGTTTTGTTGACCTATGATTTTGCCAAAGTCGCGTTCCACAAATGTGGCAATGGCTCTCATACCCCTCTTTCTGGTTTGGTTTTCGCCTCCAGAGGGGACCCCTTGCTGCCATCCCTTGAATCAGGTTCGCAAAGTAAGGCGCTGCCAGAAGGCCCAACCAGGAGTATTTATTGATTCGTCTTTGTTAAGTTATTAAAGTTGTCGATATGATCATACAATTGTAAGGTTACGTAAGAGATATTGACATTTTAAAATATCATCAACTGTTGTCAGCCCTTTGAATTATCATTCTTATTACATAAGTATATATTCAAAGCATTTTAAGCAATCAAGGGTACCAAAGCTTTTTATCAGAATAATTGTTCACGACATTTGTATCAGGATGGTCATGTGCTACAAGAAGGATAACACAACCAGCGTTTTCAAGATCCGACTCGAGATTATCCGTAAAATTCATATCTGTTAGATATTTCCGATCGACCATGGGATCGTGAACTACTACATCCATAAGCTTAGAAAGTTCATTAGCAAAAGCGAGGGCGGGAGAAGCTACGGTTGTAGATACATTTTTCTTGAATGTCAGACCACTTACCACTACCTTCTTGATATTATTAGCCGTTGCAAAACTCCAAAATTCATGTGCTTTATTGAAGGGCCTCTCAATACACAAGTCAGAAGCATGCCTCAAAATAGGTACATCACAGGTGTGCAACATGTGAAGTGCATTCGATGGAAGACACGGTCCTCCGGCGCCCAACCCGTGAGTAAATGGGCCGTCAAGCCCGAAAGGCTTTGTTTTGACAGCGTTATAAATCTCTACGGGGTCTAGACCCAATTTCTTCGCAGCATCAGCCATTTGATTCGCAAAAGCAATATTCACCAGGCGAAACGTATTCTCATACAGCTTTGAAAATTCGGCAACTTCGAGAGAAGACACGGGTACGAGGTTGTCAAATGCGGGAGCGTACACAGAGAGAGCTTTATCAAGAGACTCTTCGTCAATACCCCCGAGTAGTTTATGAATTGTGTGCGCGGGAGGAAACACCCTCCCCGGGTCCACGCGTTCCGGAGAAAATGCGACATAAATATTCTTATCACGAAGATCTCCGAAAATTGCGCGTGTATCTCCGATACAGACCGAGCTCTCCAGAATAAGAATAGCCCCCGGCGAGGCATACGTTTCTACGAGTTTCTTCGCGGCGCGGAGACACGATTCGTCGGGGCGGCCGTTGGCATCATCCGGAGTTGGGACGCAAATCATGTAAGCAGAGCACCCGCGGAGATTCTCAGGATCGTTATTGGCGACGACATTATCATCCGTGATAGAATCAACATACTTAGAGCGTTCCGCGGAAATGTCATATGCAATAATATTGCAGTTTTGGTTTTTATACCCTTTGCTCAAAACCTGAATAAGCTCTAGACCCACGTATCCGGAACCGATGACACCGAGCTTCATGATTTCGAGAGACATTGCTGTTGTGAATTGAACTAGTGTTCTTTCAGTTAAATAGCTATAAATAGCTATAACTGTCGATATGAGACCACCGGGGTCAAATGACAATCTATTAGGGGCGTTTTTTAAAAACACGCGGAGCACGAAGATGCGATAACTATAATCATCCGTTACATCAAAGCTGCGGGTCTTTTAAGATCTCTTGCGAGACCTCCAAATTCCAACAGTCTAAGCATCCTTAAGAACCTTACGATTCCTAAGGATGGCCGTAACTGGCCAAAGGGTTTCAAAGG